TGGATACGAGTAGGATAATCCACTAAATATTAGTGTAGGGGTTGTCCGTAGTATGTCAAATTTTAATGGGTTCGCAACAAATGTGCAACTTGGTCGTCTGATCAATGTTAGTAATACGTGGACATTTACGCCGAATCAATTTCGTCATGGCGAGTATGTTACTCTTATTGGTCTAACTGCTATTGGTTTGCCTTATCATGGATATGGCAATAATCTTGCTGCAACCATTCCACTTGCACAATATTATAATTTAAGTTGGGTTTATCGTGCTGGAACTAATACTGCCAGCGCCGCACCTGCTACTATTGGCACTGAAAATATAGGCTATTGGTTAAATGGTGTGGCAATTCTTGGTCCAAGTGCACTTAACGCTGCGCCACTGGGTTATTCACAGCCTGCTGGATTTCATTTTATCGCTGCACCTACACCAGAGGTTCAATTTAATTATACATATAATGAAGACTTTGCAAACGGCGTAGCAAATAGTGTAGGCAAATATAATTATAGAAGTTATAGTTTTTCTAACGCATGGACTACAGGTCTGGGTGGTAAACCATATAGCAGTACTGTTCATGGTCTAGCAGAAACCGATGTAATACCATACTTAAACGGCGGCTTAACATTCAGCGATGGTCATAGCAAGATACTTGGCTTTAGTATTGACGGCTATCCAATATATGGTCCATATGGATATAGCAATCCGTTAAATGCCACAAGTGGCGTTCGCCGCATGGCAAGTGGTTATACGTTAAAACCAAGTAGTTATCGTGTAGGAACTACGGCTAGCGATACGGCAACCTATCCGCTAGGTATATTCATGGAAGATTATCAGTTTACAAATGCTGGCGATCTTGATACACATAATGGCAGATATTGTGTTACGCCTGATTTCCCTAATGGCACATATGCGTACTTTACTACAATTGATGGCAGTGGCAACACGGCATTCCCGTATGTTATTGGTACAACTTATTATGGCGATGTGGATATTGCTACACAAGAAGCCGCACCAGGCACCGCAACTGCTTATCCACAATGGGTAACGCCAGGCGGAGACTTGGGTAAAATACAAGCACTACAGTTCTTTGAATTAGGATTACAAGCAGTTGACCCAACTGGAAATCCAGATGGAAAAGATGTTAACTATAAGTTAATAAGTGGAAGACTGCCAGCAGGCATGCAAATTGACAGTAGTGGTCAGGTAACAGGTAATCCAAAGGATACTTATAGCATTGATGGTGTACCAGAAGCAGTTACACAAGACCGCACAAGCACATTTACCATTCGTGCTATTAGTAGCAGTGGCAAGGTTACAGACAGAAACTTTATCCTAACGGTTACAGGTAACTATGCTCCGCAGATACTAACAAGCAACTATACTGCACTTGGTGAGTTCTTGGATGGTACACAAGTATCAATACCGTTAAGTGCAGTTGATCTTAATAATGATACGATTACATTTAGTATACTAGATGGTGAATTACCACCCGGTCTCAGTCTAAGCAGCGATGGTATCATAAGTGGTATACTAATACCTAACATAAGCAGCAACCAAGGTCAGATTATTGGTTGGAATAATAGTCCATGGGGAAATAACCCGTGGGAATTTACAACAATAAGCAGCAATTATGTTTATAACTTTACTGTTCGTGCAAGTGATAGCAAAAGCAGCGATATAAAAAATTATAAGATAGTAGTTTATGCGCATGATGATATTCGTGCAGATAATGCCGCACTAAAAGATGATGATAATGTTATTACGGCAGATAGCAGTATTAATAGACCACCAATACTACTTACAACTACACTTGGTGACCATGCTGTTTATACCAGTGGCAATTATTTTGCGTTTCAATTTACTGGCATTGATTATGACAGTGTTCCGATAAACTTTAGTGTTACGGGTACTGCTGGCACAGGTTGGGATGCTGGTACAGTATCACCCCCAACCCCAGACCCACAATTAGGTTGGGATGCTGCACCATGGGATCAAAGTTTATTTGCATTGCCACCTGGTTTATCACTAGACACACAAACAGGTTGGTTAACAGGACTTATACCAGAAACTGCCGTGCCATTTACTGACTATAGTTTTGGTATACAAGTAGTAAATGCGTTTGATAATACTATAACTAGCCCAACAACTGTCTTTAATATACGTGTGTTAAGTGCACTTGATTTAAGTGTTACATGGAATACGCCGCCAAACTTGGGGTTAATTGATACAGGTAGTGTAAGCAAATTAAGTGTAAGTGCTACTGCACCAAGTGGCAGACAACTATATTACTATTTGACAAGTGGCAGTAAGTTGCCACAAGGTTTAACACTACTTAATAATGGCGATATAAGTGGTCGTGTAAGTTTCCAAAGTTTTGCACTTGACAAAGGTTTAACGACATTTGATGTTAAAAACGTGGGACTAGGAATTTATACAGCGCCTACAACAATTGATAAATCACATAACTTTACTGTAATTGCACAAGATTATAGTGGCACAGTAAGCGGAACTCGCACATTCACGTTGGCAACTAATGTAATAACATATGCTCCATATGATAATCTATATCTAAACTGTATTCCAAGTGTTGCAAAACGTCAATTGTTAAACAACATTTTAGGAAATACAGACTACTTTGGTTTAGATGACATCTATCGTCCAAATGATCCATGGTGGGGTGTGCAGAGTGATATTAAGATACTAGTTGGTTATGGTTTAACTGCAAGTGAAAGCAGCAGTTATATTACAGCAATGGAACGTCGCCATTTTAATAAGAAATTTTACTTTGGCGACTATCACTATGCAACCGCAACTGATATAAATGGCAATGCAATTTATGATGTAATTTATGTTGACCTTATTGAAGATACTAAAACATATAAAACCGTTAATGGGCAGGTTCTAAAGACGATACCAGCAAGTAGTTTTGTAAGCAAAAATGGCGTAACGCTATATCCAAATGATATAGATTTAATGATTAACGACATAATTGTTGCCGTTGGAACTACTAATACTAATACACTACCACAATGGGAAACATCTATACAAGCCAATGGCAAAACACTTGGATTTCAAACTGCAGCCGTGCTTGCGTACTTAAAAACAGGCAGTGGTGCCAAGGTTTTATACAAACTTGTACATGGTGTTCCTAGTGATATCAAGAATGTACCATTTGTAAGTGACCGATATATCCTCGATAATAACCTTGATACAAACTATAATATTACAACACGCAGTTATATTGCTAAAAAATATACTAGTTTTGATAGTGGATATATTCAAAGTTTACCAATTACTACAACCGTAGACTTTGGTCTTGATATACCATTTGACCATGTTAACGGTGCCACCATTGCACAAATGGCAGCACTTGGTGGATATGATGGCGCAGTTGGTGATTACAACAACAAATACATCATCTTTACTACACAAGAAAATTATGCTGGTAACTATCCTACACTTACCAACAATGGTTGGAACTTAAACAATGCTGTTGTTCCTGGTTATGCAGAAGTTCAAAGTGGCAGCAGTGCAGTTAATCAACGTAGTGGTGTATGGCTATCAACAGTTGCTAATAATCAGATCACACTGACTTTTGTTCAAGAGATTAAAATTAACCAAGTAGTGGCTATACGGTTTGGTGCAAAGAGTGGCAAGACTTATCAGTATACTGCTGCACATATTGGTGTTGGTGCGCAAACTGTGCCAGCCTATGAATACGTAAACACAAATACCACACAGTTGAAGGTTCCTACCACCTTTGACAGCAAAACAACTACATTTATTAATAACGAAGATCAGTATGCTGTTCCATACACAAATGACAGTTACTTAAAATTCCCTCGCACTACAATTTTACAATAAATACCAATACTAAATAATAATAACATGGAAAATAGCAAATGAGTAATATTAATCCACTAAACATCAATGGTGCATATCCAGTAGCAGGCGTTGATAATGATAGCCAAGGATTTCGTGATAACTTCACAAATATTAAAAACAACTTTGCTTATGCACAAAGTGAACTCAATGACCTCCAAAGCAAGGCAATTGTAAAGAGTGCGCTCACTGGCACAACCCTATCTAATAATATGGCTGGCACCTTAATCAGTAGTGCTCTTATTCAAGATTTCCGTGAAACCGAATATGATAATGGTGTTATTAGTACAACTGTTACGCTAGATCATACGCAAGGACATTATCAACGTGTACAAACAAACGCATCAATTGCAATTGCGTTTACCAATTTTCCAGTTGCTGGCACAGTTGGTCGTATTCGTTTAAAATTGGTAGTTACCAATAGCGCACATCGTGTAACGTTGCCAGCAGCAGTTACATATGGATTACAATATCTACAAGATTATAATGCAAATACTCGTAGCATTGGTTATTCTCAAAGTGGAACTGGTACATACTGGTATGAGTTTATCAGCGATGATGCTGGCGCAACTATTACTGTTATTCCGCTATCACGTGCTCGTAACAACGTTGATTACACATATGCTAATATCGCCAATGGCACAGCAGCAAGTCCAACTGCTACTACGATGGTTACTAAACTTATTCTTGACAATGGTGCCGTGGGTGCTCTTTCAAATGTTTCGGTTACTTTCCCTCCTTATCCAGTTGATGGGCAGGTTGTTCAAATTTCAGCAAATGTTAATGTTAGTAATCTATTCTTGCTACACGCTAATACCATCAATGGCAATACAACCACGTTAAGTGCTGGTGCACACTTGGGGTATACTTATGTTGGTTATCCACGCAATCCTGGTGTTGAGAAGTGGTTTAAGACACAAATTTAATATTGACTATCTCTCTATCTAACGTTATATTAGTGTAGGAGTAAATCATGACAGACCTTAAACTATACCAAGACTTTGTTCTGGAAGTCACCAGTGCGCAAAGCAAGCATGAATATGCTTTTATCGAACGCTTTGACCAATTAAGCCAATACCAACCAGACCGCACCAAGATTAATCCCTCACTTCTACTAACTGCTGGCATGGGATTGAGTGCCGAGAGTGGTGAATTTAACGAAATCATTAAGAAGATGTTCTTTCAGGGCAAGCCACTTAATGAAGAAAACGTATTTCATATGAAGCGTGAACTTGGCGATATCATGTGGTATTGGATGAACGCTTGCACCGCACTTGGACTTGACCCAAACGATGTCATCACAGAAAATGTCAAGAAGTTAGAGTCACGTTATCCTGGTGGCAAGTTTGATGCGTGGCACAGTGAAAACCGTGTAGAAGGCGACCTATAATGCATCCACTGATGAGCAATTTAACTGATAAAACATTAGACGAGTTGCTTAAAACACAGAATGAAACTTATAAGAAGATAAGTTTTGCTGGCAGAATGGGAAATCCTGCTATGTTAAATCAACTGCGACTGGTTGCAGATACTTACCAAGAAGAAATCAACAAACGTTATCGTGCAGAAGCAAATGCTGCAAAAGAAAACCCAATTTTCAAGGATAGTCTGGATATCGGATGAGTGAAATTAGTTGGAAGACAAACTTTACTGCTATTAATTGTTTTGATGGCGTAATTGAACCGTGCACTTATACTATTGATATTGCCTTTAATGACCACAGTGATAACGAAGAGGACCAATACACTGCATTTGGTCGTATGCGTATGATTGTTAAAGACTTGTATGAAGATGCAACATTTGTATATTTTGGCAATCCATTGCTAAACACACTGCATAAGAAGTTTAAATCTCGTATTGTTACGCTGCCTTATACTCCAAGCAACTTTGTTATTGGCGCAGTTACATGGTATAAGATGTTAACCATTACGCAAGGTCGTGTTGCAATTGAACACATAAGTGTAAGTTGTGATAAGAGTGATGACCTTGCGCTGCATATCAGTGAAGAAATTGCCACAAGCGATGAGATTATGGATGACCTAGCCATGAAAAATTGGGACAAACCAGCATGGTGGTTTAGACCAACGCCAACAACATGGGATGTTTTAGTTAAAAAAGGCAAAGAAAGTGTCATGTTGTATGATGAAGGTGAATGGCCAGATTACTTGCAATGGGATAAAAAACCTGCTACAATAACAAAGAAGAAACCAGAAAACAATATCATCCCACTCAAGAAGGGATGGAAGCCAGAGGTTATCAAGGGTGACAAATCTTGACGAATATGGTCGCAGTATTATAAGCGATAGTGAGTTAGCGGATTTGCTGTATGTGAATCCGCAACTACATATTGATGATATTGCCATCGTAAACCCAGAAAAGTATAATTGCGCTATCAAAAGTTTGTATCTAGATTATAAACCGCTGAAAAAATTAACAACACTAAATGGCACAGCACAAGAATATCATAACAGCAATCAACAGCAATGGTTTATGCCACAAGAATATAGCGACATGGATATTGCCAAGTGGGTGTTAGAACAGTGTGCTGATCAAAATGAACTACAACGTGCTGGCGCTGAACTTATGGAATATGCAGATCGTGGACTGTTGCCGCTGCTACAATACCTAAAATATCTTGTTGACACGATGCGTAGCAATAGTGTAGTATGGGGAGTAGGTCGTGGTAGTAGTGTTGCAAGTTTTGTTTTATATTTAATTGGCGTACACCGCATCCACAGTTTGCGAAATAATTTAGACTTCAATGAATTTATGCGTTAAATAGGTATAATAAAAGAGGACTACTCAACAATGCACAGAACATCAAATGGGCGATATCTTGATATCAATGCTCTTAAAATACAACAGGAAAATACGGTTGCTGTTGGAAATAGTCGCATGAACGCTCGTGGTGATATATTGGGCCAAGGTGGTCAGGTTGTAAAAACAAGAGATGAAATCATGACAGAATTTTATAATAGTCAAAAGTCAAGTTCGTTAACCGATAGTAAAATCTTTAACAATGCTGATGAAGCAAATGCAGCAGCAGTGGCTGATATCTTTGCCGAACCAATACCAAATGGTTATGACCAAATTGAAGCAGCAAATACGGAACCTACTGTTGTTGAACCACAAAGTGGCGCAAGCACTAATAATGGTATCACCGATGCACAGCAACGCAGCGCAGAACTGGCTGAAAGAATGAGAGCACAGAGAAACAGAATATGAAAACTACTATTG